CTCGCGGCCCGCGATACTTCGACGATGTGCAATTTTGCACTGATCTCGACGCTGTCCGTGTGTGAGAAGTAGCCGCGATAGCTGATAATGCGGCGGGCCGCCTTGATCGTGATATAACCGCCCGCCTCTAAATACGCCCACGCCCGCAAGAATTGCCGCCGTGCGCGTACAAAAATACGCGCCCTCACGGTTGTGCTGTCGCGCCGAATGACAAAGCCCATAATGTCGATAGGTTCTTTTGCGAGGGCCTTGACGTGCCATATAGGTTTTATTTCGAGGCCGAGCTCGTCGCGCAGATATGCGCAGAACAGACGGGCGGCTTTCTTGACGTCTTTGAACGCCGCGCCGATGAATAGAATATCGTCCATGTAGAACAGAACAAAGCCCACGAGACGCACCCGCGCCGCCTTGCCTGTCCTGCGCTTGCGTATTTTATATAGTTGCTCGGTTGCGAAATGGTAGGCGTAGGAAAGCATATAATTACAAAGAAATTGCGAGAGAAAAGAGCCGATACTAAAACCGTGTTGAAATGTCGAAAGCAGTGTGTCAACAAACCATAAGAGAACGGGGTTCTTGTGGACGTCGCGCCGTAGGCGGCGCATTACGGCCCGCCGCGTTAAATTCTGGTAGCAATGCCGAACGTCCATCTTTACGAAATACTTGCTTTTTGTTCCGTGCGGGTCTTTTCGCCGAATAAATCTCTCAATAGCTCGCTTTCCGTCCACTTGACCGCGGCCCGGTATGCTCGCGCATTGATAGCGCCCTATTTTTGCCCGAAATAGAGGCATGAGCGCCCAAACGGCGACGTAGTCCATGCACTGTTGCAACGTACTCTCGACGCCTATTAGGCGGATTTTCCCGTTGCTCTCGTCTGCCCGCTCGTAGTAGCGTATCGGTAGTAGATCGAGCGATCGGCGGCGGATTCTGGCCGCGATCTCGACGGCGACGCCCTTGATCGCCGGGGCAAACGCCCCGTTGTCGTGCTTTCTGACTGCCTCGTCGATCTGGCCTTGTGTGAGGTCGCTGTACCTCATGGCGAGGCGCTGGAAGTTGCGGCGGCCCGTCTTGCCCGCAAAACATAGGGCGACGAACGGCTCGATCTGTTCCGGGTCTGTTATGTCAATATCTTTGCAATATGTTTTCATTCGCCTGTAAAAAGTCTTTTGGTGAGCCCGAGGCCGCTGCGGCAGAATTTGCGGCAGCCTCGGCGGCGTTTTCTGCGGCAGTCTTAGCCTCGAGAACTTGTTTGTATGTCGTTTCAAACGCAAGGTGCTCGTCCTCGCTTGCGTAGCTCTCGGCGTCGCTCGGGGCCCGAATGACGTTCAGCACAAACGGAAACGCCTTGAGCTCGACGTCACTGTTGTTTGTGATGGAAATAGCGACCATCTGGCGGCCCTCGAAAACGGTCATTTGCTTAGAAATCACAGCATAGACCGTGCTGCCATCGACGACGCACGGGTTATTGACGCTCTTGCCGTCCTTTTTGGACATGACGGCGTGAACCTCGAAATCGCTCTCGATCTCATAGGCCGCCGAATTGCTCACGAGGTTTACTTTTACGACGCGGCCTTTCGTGTCGTATTGCGGCACGTTGACGACCGGGGCGAGCCCTGGTGCCACAAGATCGAGCGTGATCTCTTTGATAACTTGGTAACTCTCATAGTTAGGCATTGTCGGCCTCCTGTTCGCCTTCCTCGGCCTGTGCGGGCGGGTCGTCCGCCGGGTCAACCTGTGCGGGCGGTTCCGCCGCGGCCTCGATCTGCTGTTTCTGCAATGCGATATTGTAGCGCAAAATCGCATTTTCGAGAACGAGCACCTTGACCGTCGTAGGCATTTCGTAGGCGTTCAGCGTCTCGACGACGCGGTTTTGCATTTCCGAAATAATTTCGTCACTTGTCATGTGGTTACTCCTTTTTTACCATGGCGTGCCCTTGCCCGTGAGCACCCAATAGCTCACGCCGTCAACAACTTTCCAAAACTGCCAGTCTGTATAGAGCGCATTTTGCCTGCTGCGCGGCTTTATTCTCGTCTGTTCTCCCGTCGCCGTGAGGTCGCCCCACCACTTCAAATCTCGAGCGCTGACAGCGCGAGAGACGTTGACGCCGTTTTCTCCCTTGACGTTGATACCTCCCGCAAACTCGCAGTTGTTGCCCATACCAGATTGAAGCAGAACGTCGCAGTTTCCGTATGCGTTGTATATCCAGATTCTCGAATCGGCGTCGCCGCCCTGTATAACCACGCCGTCGCCGACCGTTCCGTTAGCTCGGCGGCTGTAAACGGTGATCGACCCACTCGGGTAGGCTTTTGCCGTGTAACTTAGCGAGATTGTATTATAGCGGTTCCCGTCAGCATTGAGCGCACTTAGATGTATATTCCCGTCTCTGATTGTGGCGTTGCCGCTTGAACCGTTCGAGTAAAACGCGCCCGTAATGCTGACCGTACCGTCGGCGTTAAGGTTGAAATTTGTACTTTCTACGACGAGCGTGTTTCCCGTGAACTTGATAGTGCCCGCCGAGATCGTACACGACGACGAATCGAGGGCGAATTTCGAGCGAATTTCGCCGTTCTTCACGACCGAGGCGGAAATTTCGTCGAGCCCGACTTTGAGCTCGGTTCCCGTCGCGTACTTGTGTTGTTGCTCGCATATTGCAGACGGTTCGCCGAATAAAAAACGGAATTTCCGAACGCTTGCTCGCGCGGGGAGAATAACATATTTGTCAGTACGAGCGAGAGTTGAATCGCAAACGGCTCGAGCTCGCCCTCATAGTAGGCGTTCCATTCGTCCTCGTTGAAAGAGCTTTGCAAGATTTCTTTGTTCGTGTTGAAGTATGTATAGACGTTTTCCTCGATGGCTGCTTTCTGCGCCGCGTTGATAACGGTCGCGCGGCTCTCGATCTGTTTGACGTCGTCGTATTTCGTATCGACGAGCATGACGCCGCCGTTGTTGTCGGCGCTCAAGTTGGCTTTGATGAACCGTTGACGCTCTTTGTCAATGTCCTCTGGGCGTAACGGCTGCGCGAGCTTGGCGAGAAAGCGAATCGTCGCGCTCTGCTTAATGCCCTCGATAATGCCTTGATTCTGCGCGTTCAAAAGCTGCATTGTCGGGTCGAGAGCGTGGTTTGTTTCGCCGAAAAAGTCGTTCTTGTATTGGTACTGGTTCAGAATACCGACGTCCTCGAACTCGATCGCGGCCCAGTTACCGCCGCCCAGTTGGTAACGCAGGTACGGGCGACCCTGATACTCAATTACTCGGGCCGATTGTGGCAAAACGGGATAAACGCCGACGACGCGGTCGTAATCTTGCGAGTAGATCGGCACGATAAATGCGTTATTATCAACCTTGAGCATGGTCGCCAGACGGTAGACGAATTTGTAACCGTCCATAAACGGGTTAGGGTGGTTTTGCAATACAGGCTCGAGGCTCTTGTATTTCGTGCCCGTGATCTGCGGCGTCAGCTTTGCCGCCTGTTTTGCGAACGCATGAATCGCCGCGCGGGTGAGATCGGCCTCGTAGATACTGCCCTCGAAACTCGTAAAGGCGGGCGTATATCCCGTGAGCGTTTGGAAATACTGGCCGATTGCCTGTTGCTGTCGCTCTTTTTTGAAAATTTTCTCAAACAGGCCCAAAATACAGTCCTCCTAAATGACCGCTTGCAGGTCGTCGTAATGGTTTATCAATGCGATATAGGCACAGATCAGCGCGATCGTGCCGTCTATGCGCTGTGTGAGGTCGATTCCCTTGATCGGTTTGATATTCCCGTTTGTGTCGGCGAGTACCTCTGTGTTTGTGAGGCACATTTGCAAAACGGGGTTGTTGTTGTGTACGATACGGCCCGCGGCGAGATCGGCTTTTAGCTCTTTCATGGGCGCCGAGAGCGTGAGTGAGCCTTGCCGAACTGGTATCATGCAGCGCTCGCCGAACTCTTGCTTGAACTCTCGTAAGAGCGTGTCGTCGATATGCCACGGGTCATAGGCGATATAGATAATATAAAAATCGTCGTCGTCTCGTAGCTCGCGGAACCAGTCGAGAAAGACGTGCTTATCGACTTTTGAGCCCGGGTACGACCGCAAGAGCCCTTGACGCTCCCACAGCAAATAGGGCGCCTCGTCGCGCTCGCGGCGGTTGCCGTCCGTGGTCTGCGCTGCGAGAACGTCCTCGGGTAGCCAGAACATAGCGCGGGCGTATATGTGCGGGTCGCCCGGTATCATACCCAGCGCGACGGCGGCGTTGAGGTCTACGCTGTCAGCGGCGTCGAATCCGCCGACGCCGTATCGCAAGTGCAGCTTTTCGAGATCGGCCTCGAAATCGTTGTGAATGCCGAACGGTGCGGGCTCATGGTCGTCGGTATCTACGCCGACCGCGCGATCAGCGGCAAGACGGACGAGCGGCCGGATTTTCAACGCATGATCGACGACAGCAAAAAGCGGCAGTTCGATCGCGTGATCGTCTGGAAACTTGACCGTTTCGCCCGGAACCGATACGACAGCGCCCTCTATAAACACAAACTCAAGCAAAACGGCGTTTCTGTGCTTTCCGCAATGGAAAATATCGGCGAGGGCGACGAGAGTATTATTCTCGAGGCAATTCTCGAGGCGTCCGCCGAGTATTATAGCCGCGATCTGCGCAAAAAGGTCTTGCGTGGCCTCACGACGAGCGCAAAAAAGGGCTTGCATAATACGGGCTCTGTGCCGTATGGGTATCGGCTCGAGGGCGAGAAAG